CTATCTTTTATTGCACCACTGGCTGGCCTATTAGACATTAAGTTAACTAATCCGCTTGCTGCTCTAATTGCTAAAATTTCAGATGCCAATTTGCTGATTCTCCGCTCTTTGTAGTGATGAGTTATATCCAACTACATTTCCAAATGGTTCTGCTATTGGAGTTGTTCCTACAACATCAAAGACTGTGTCTGTATCATTTGGGTAATTTAGCTCATACCAAATCGGTTTGCCATTTACATCAACAATATTCTTAACTTTATCTCTAGCAGTTAGTCTTTCAGATGTTCTAACTTCTATATACTGGTTGTTTGAATATTTATTTGAAAACTTTTGGCTATCATTTGACCTATTTCGGCTTTCTGTAATTACTCCTCTAGCGTAGCAATCTATTGTTTTAATATAAGAAAACTCTCTAATCATTGCACCAGTGTTTGGGTCTTGCCGTTCAGATTGACGATAGACATCCATTTTCATGGTCATTAAACCATCAACTATTTCAAACATTACACCAATACCATTTGTGTTATAACATAATCTGCTAGAAGTTTATCTGCGTAAGAAGATCCAGTTCCACCAAAGGCCTCTGAAGAATATTCAAAATCCCAGTCTGTTGTAGATATCTTTTTAACATATCTTTCTCTCCATATACGATCTTTTGCAAAGTACATCTTCATTAGTTCAACTGCTGCATCTCTAATTTCATTTGGAATATAATCCCAACCAAATCTTGCATAAACCTTATAAGACTTTGATCTTCTAAAAATATTTGGAGATGAATCATTAATAGAGGGAGGCACCATTCCATTTGCAATATATACATCATCATTGATGCCAGCAAAATGATTGGCTTTTATTCCAAATCCACTTACTGTATTTTCAACAGTTATGCCTAAGTTATTAATACCATTGATATTGTCTATAAGCAATTCATCATTGGCATATAGAGTATGTAGCCTATTTATTTTTTTAGGCATTGAAAGTGTATCTGAATCACTTCCTATTGTAAAGAAGCTATCATCATGCAAATAAAACTTTTGTCCCGTGTGCCCTTCAATTATGTTTCTAGCGTATCTCTCCGCCAATTTTAATTCCTGATATGTTTTATGACTTGGATCATTTGCATCTGACCCAAGACCCATCTCTTGTGCTGCTTCTTGGATATCAACATATGGAGTAACAACATCAAGATAGGTTGTATTTGAATAGGATACTGAGTTGTATTGCCAATCCCATACTAATTTAAACTTTCTGTTTCTTGTTGTATACTGTGTCGGAAGGTATACGCTAAATGAGCCTTGATCAACTTCACTTGCTTCTGCTGTAACAGTAGCAATAATTGTTGAAGTACTGATTTGTGGAGAAACAACTGGGTCACCAGTTATATCATAAAATTTTACGATTACTGATGAGGTAGGCGTAACCGCTTCACCTTTTACGTAAAGCTTTGTTGTTGCCGCCGTACTTGTATTTTGGTATATCTCTGCCATGTATTAGGCTTAGTTGTAGTACTCCTGTACTTCTCTAGGTGTAGCCAATCTAAACCCTTCCTCCTTATCAAAAATTTCTTGAGCCAAATCTGGCTTCATTGCTACAAATGGGTGCTCAATCGTAAATGTAAATCCAAGTGCATCATATCTGTAGTTTGGTCGATCCATCTTTACAAGAACCATATCTTCATCAAGCTTTTGATTTGGATCTAGTCTAGGAAGAATTTCATCTGCATCTTCTTTTGCGTTCTCTATGTTTTTAAGTGTGCCTTGGTATACTGACCAAGTTACTCCTTCTTCTGTTAGGGCTGCAATAACATCTGCTTTATTTTTTAGGCCATCAACATCAACTGCGAAGTCCGCTGCTAATGTCTTTAGTTCCTTGACCTTAAGTGTGTCAAATGACATATATATACTCCTTTGGTATGTATACAAATTATAGCACTATAAAATTAAAATGAAAAGCCCCCAAAATTAATTGGGGGCCTTTCGGTAGTTATTTCTTATTTAATTAAGAAGCAACCTTAACGTCTTTTACGACTACCCATGCATCTGCCTGCTCAATTTGGGTACCAACACGAGTATACATTGTATATTCGATTGAGTCCTTCTTTGGCCAGAAGAATCGGTAAACAGTTACATCACGCTTGATACCAATAACAACGTTATTTGGGAATGTCAAGTGGACGTCTCCGTGCTCTCCTGTTGGTGTTGCATATGAACCTGTCTGTGTTTCCTTAAGTAGTGGAACTTCAACAATTGGAATACCAAATGCGAATGGTGCCACATATCCTGCTGGACCACCTAGACCACCCTGGTCTCCACGGATAATGCTTGAAGCAATATCTTGTGGGTTAACGTTCTGGATGTTCTGTGATGTTGAGTACAAGTAGTCTTGAATTAGGTTTGAGCCTGCAAGGAAGCGTAGGTCTGGACGACGCTGCTTGTACTTACGTGGCATAGCCTTTAGTGCCTTGTTGAAGATGTCACGGGATACTACTGCACCCGCTCCAGCTACTACACGACCATTTGTCTTTGCAATCTTGACAATACCATCAAATGCCTTGTATAGGTTATCTGAAGATAGAGCTGTGTTACCGTTAAGAACTACGTCTTCTAGGTCGTTACCAGCCTGTGTTGCCATAAGTCTTGCAATGTGATCTTCTAGATCAGCACCCTCAATGTTGTCTTCTAGAGACTCAGTTGAAAGTTCCCAATCTAGGCGAAGCTTCTTTGTTGTGAGAGAAATCTTTGAGAACTGTACGGCTGAATTTGTGCCAGTGTTCTCTGCTTCGGATGCAAGCTTCATAAGCTTCTCTCCGACGCCGATACGATCAATCTCTGTAGTGTCAGCTCTCATTCGAACTGTACGTGCTACTTTACCGATTACTGTTGCATCGAACATGTAATCTAGGAATCTTGCGGATTGCTCAGGATTGAGCAAGCCTCCCTTACCCTCGGAACCTACGTGAATTCCGTCTGTAGGGGATGCAGCGCCAGTCATTCCACCTGTTAGTGTTGTGCCTGCTTCTGCTGCTTTTGCTAATAGTTCATTACTCATTAGTTTTCACCATACCCTTATTTTGTTAATTCGCTAACGGAACCGAGGAAAGTGCCGTTCCATTTTGATTTTTTGATTGTTACTCCTGTTGACCCGCCAAGGTCAGAGGACTTCTTGATTGCAGTGTCTGATTCTACTGCGTCTACTCTTTTTTCAACTGTGTCCATGATAGACTTAATTGAATCAACTGCTGTTGAGAGTTCTGTGTGCTTTTCTGCTAATTCTGAAATTCTCAAATCGACATTCTTGCTAAAAGCTTCGACTGTCTCCTTGATTGTTGAAACCTGAGCAGCGTTTGCCTCAGAGGCCTTTTCCAAAGTCTCTGAGAAGAAACCCTTAAGGTCGCCTAGCATTTTAACAAAATCAGGTGATTCCTGAGCTGTTAGTTCTGCTGATTTTTCCAGAACTTCGGCAGAAGTTACTTCAGCTACAATTTCAGCAGAATCTTGTTCTACTGGTGCAACTTCTTCAATAATTTCTGCAGGTGCTTCTGGAGCTACTGCTTCTTCTACTACTGGAGTTGCTTCTGTTACATTAAGCTTTTCCACTTCATTTCCTCCTTCTGCAATTGCCATATTTATATTTGTGTTGTCAGGCAATGTTTGCAATCTTGATCTACGTGAATCAAGAATCTTTTCTATTTCTTTTCCTTTGTTTACGTCGTTTGATTCTACCCATCCAATGAGTTCTGTTTTTTTACCAGTAACTGGAGATATGTATTCTGATTCTGTCGACATAAAAACAGAATCACTTTCTGCACAATAAAAAATATTTTCCATTTTAACATCTGCTGCGATGCCTTTAAAAATCATTTGTCCGTTTACTTTTTCAATAGATAAAATGTTACATAGTTCATTTGCTGGTGAATCAACGATTGATAGTTCAACTAGTGCATAGTCTTTAATAAATCTTACTGATGCTCCTGTTGATTTGTTTACTTCGTTATCTGATTCAATAATCTTTCCGCCGATAGAAAATCCTGTTAGTGTTCCGTCTAGAACCTTTTCCCAAGTATCCTGAGCGCCTTTAGAAATGTATGCATCAACGTAAACACCGTTGTAAAATTCTTTTGTTGCAGGGTCATAAAAAGTTTCTGGTCTAAACGATGCTACCTTGCCAACTGCAAGTGGCTGATGCATTTCTCTTAGATTACCTCTAAAGCTTTCGAACGCTTTCATGCTAGCTTCTTGAGTAACGACATCACCAGTCTGATCCAGGTTATCTAATGTTGCGAATCCTGAGACTGTTCTTTTTTCTCTATTGACCTTCGTAAATGGAACTGATAAATTAATAGCATTTCCATTAGAAGACCAATGTGACTTTTCT